ATTATTGATCCCTTAACCCAATTTGTCTCATCAGTCCAAGCCCCTGCTTGAGAATCAAATCGAATTAGGGTTACTTTATTTATCATTTTGCTCCCTAATCTCTAAACCCTAAATGGATTTAGGTAAATAGATTAAGGGTCTAAATAGATTTAGACAAGCAATAAGTCGGCGAGTCGTATATCTAAAAAGCCAGCTAGTCTTTCGTTGGTGGCTTTGTTGGCAAAGTCAGTAGTTATAGGCAAGCGCTTTAAAGCCCACTCAGGCTCGGTTATAGCCCCTAAATCAAACTGATAGACCCCTTTAGGTGTCGCATTGATATAAAGGGTCTTAGCGCCCGTTCTAGCCCTTATATCGGCCAGATAATCCCACTTCTTCTTCTCAATCATCAAAGTATCGTAATGAGTCCTACGGCATTTGAGCTCGATATATGAATTGTGGGTAATGCCATCTGCTCGGTCGGTCGCTGATAAAGGCGTCAAGTCTGGATAAAGCGACTTGAGAGCCTCAAAGAGCTCAACCTCTCGAAAGTAGATTAGTTGTCCTCTTCTCCATCTTCCCAACCAATCTTCTTAATTGGGTCATCGGCAGGGACTATCCAATCGGGATAAGAGCTACGATCCATTGCAAAGGCCAAGGCAGTTCCCTCATCCATCCCAGCCCTACGGCAAGCCTTATAAACTTCATTGGCAGCGATAGCCCAGAAATCAAGCTTTGTTAAAGGCGTTTCTTTAGTAGTTCTACGCCTCTTAGGTCGCTTCTTACTTACGCGCTTTCGCGTTGCCATTTCTGACCCCTCTCGCTAGGGCCAATTCTAACTGACTCTCCATTTTATCAAGGCGCGACACTATTGGAATATTCTCCAATTTAATTATGTAGCGAAGGCCAGCAATCAATAAGGCGATGGATCCTAAGACTGAAGCTACTAGCGTTGCTAGCTCAGTAGCCGCCATTACTTAAGTCTGCCGTATCTTTCGTAGTTAGGGTTTAGCCAATTGATGATGCTAGGCAAGACTGATACGAGAGCTGCATTGGCAATTGCATTTACATCTAGGCCGACTGCTAGGTAGGTCGCTAGCGCCGTTGCTAGGAATGTCTTTGCCCAGCTCTCTGCCATTTTCTTTAAGTCGCTCATTAGCTTCTCCTTCGAGGTTAAAATAACTGCCATCTTTGTCTCCCAAAGTTGTGAATGAAATATGGAAATGCGACCGGTGAGGGTTAGCGCCTTTATAAGCTCTGCGCTTCCATCCCAGTATCGGACTCATAATCTTTCCATCGTAGATTATGTATTTAATTCGCTTATCGCCCTTCTTGGCTAACTTGCGAATCTTCTCAACTAACGCGTAAGCCTCTTCTTTGTGAGCTGATAAATCAGCATCAATATCTAAAGCTCTAACGATTCCATCGATTGGTATATGGTCAGAACTGCCTTTAGCAAGATGCCTAGCGTCAGCAATCCAGCCGTCAGACTTCCTATCGCGATCAGGATAATCGTCATCGATTTGCTCCCGAAGTTGAATACCTGCTGCACATAATTTGGCCATAATCTATAAAGATTGTTCCAGCCAGCTTAGGCTATCTTCATCCCAATACCATCTGCCCTCTATGGGCATTGGTGTTGGCGCTTGCCAATCAAAGTTCTCATTTAGCGACCAAGATGGATAAGGCTGTGGCAATATAAATACATCATTGACGGCATCATAGGTATAGCCTATGCCAGCATATTGCTTGCGTATGTTGTTATTGTATGAAGTGCGCTTACAAGTTTGACCTCTAAAATTGCCATACCAAGTTTCTGTGTCTAAGCCTTCAATAAGTTCATTTTCATCAATGCCTGTAATAACTTCAGTAACTAAATTGTTTCCATCTAAAAATGCGTAATGTGCCATTATGACCAACTCACATTTCCTGTGCCAGCAGTAATCGTTGCGCGTTTAAAACCGCCACTTGCAGCACTTTCAGTCCCAGTTACTCCAGCGCCAAAGGTTATTGTCCGAGTATCTGGATATTTAATAATTACAACACCGCTTCCGCCTGCTCTGCCAGAACTAGAACCTGTAGGACTATTGCTGTTATTTCCACCACCACCGCCGCCACCAGTATTTGCAGTTCCAGCAACTGGATTATTTCCGTCTAAAGCGCCTGCACCGCCCCCACCAGCGCCACCTGCTCCAGCAGCTCCTTCGTAGCTTCCACCGCCACCGCCGCCAGCATAAGTTACTGAAGATCCTGTAATTGAATTGGCTGTTCCTGCGCCACCTGCGCCACCAGTTGCACCGCCGCCTGTTCCAGCATTACCACCAACCGCAGATGCACCGCCACCGCCGCCTGAAGCACCAGAATTACCATTGTTTCCACCATTATTACCTTCGGATGGTGAATAGCTACCTGCGTTTCCTGTTCCGCCATTGGCAGCACCTTGCGCACCTCTTGCAGCGCCACCGCCAGATCCACCATTATTTCCAGAATTATTATTTGAAGCGCCGCCTCCGCCACCGCCTGTTGAAGATGAAGTATTAAATGTGGAATTACTTCCGTTACTTCCTCTAGCAGTAGTAGGGCCATCACCGCCAGCGCCGCCAGCTCCTACTGTTACTGAATAATTAGTTCCAGTTAAAATAGATAGCGCAGTAAAGTTTCTGTAACCACCAGCTCCGCCGCCACCGCCAGTGTTTCCACCGCCGCCAGCGCCGCCAGCAACCACTAAATAATCAATATCAAATGCAACTGAACGCGGATAATTTTGAGAAGCAATAATCCCGAGTAAACTCATTAGGCAATATCTCCTACAACATACCAAGTATCGGTTGCGACCTTGATGCAAGAAGCGGCTGAGAACTGCGCTCTTAACTTAGGAGTTGTGGCAGTAGCTCCTGTTGATGAGATTGTAGTAGTGCCTGAAGTAACTGCCTTAATTGTGGTCTGACCTGCACCGATTTGAATAACATTGATAACTGTGCCAATTGGAAATGCAACGCTGGCATTCGTTGGAATCTGGAAATCATTAGCACCAGCAACGGACATAGTTACTAATTTGAAGGCATCGCCTAATACAACTGTATAAGTGGCAGTCTGAGCGTTTAGTTGTAAATTAACGCCAAGAGCCCATTCAGGAGCAGTTGCACCAGAATTGACGCGAAGCAATTGACCATTAGATCCAATAGCTAATCTAGCCTTTGCGGTGCTGCTGGTGTAGTAATCAATATCTCCAGCAGTAGTTCCTGGACTTAAAGACTTAACTGAAGTATCAATTGAGCTTCCAAGTGTTCTAATGGCTAAAGCGCCATCCTTGACTAGATCCGTATCGTCTGGGGTTTCCCAGTTGTAATTTGTTGTATTGGCCATTAGCTAATAACTCCTATCGCATCTTGCCATTCTAAGGTATTAAGCACACTATTCCAGCTTTCTGCTGCATTGACCTGAGCCCATTGTTGAGCAAAGGCCGAGAACTCTGTTGGGGTAGCCAAGAAGGTAACTGATAGGCCCGAGACTGAGGCGTTGAAAGTCCAGCCCTCGATAAAGCCAGTAAATTCGCCACCTAGGATATTAAGGGGCAGGTTGGTAATTCTGACTGGCATACCCATAAATATATTTAGCAGGGCATTTCTATCAGCGTCATCAATCTCGGGCGATTGAAGGGCAAAGGTAATCGATTGGAAGGTATTTCTAGGCCAAGCCCTTAGACCAATAAGGCGATCTGCTACATCCTCAACATCAGCCGCGTTCTTTAGATAGCTATTGAATTGCTCGGCAAATAGGCCATATTCGGCTTGGGAGTCTAAATCTTGAGCAGTATAGGAGTTATTGAAATTGTTGCCATAGTCCATAATTATCTTATTGCTCAAATCGCCTTGGCGCTGAATTACGCCAATGCCTGAAGCGATGGCGTGAGAAGCGTCTAAGTCTGTGTAGCCGTTGGCTATTAAATAATCTTGGCGATGGCTGGCATCGGCATAGTTAATATTGCCATTGGCATCTTCATACATATAACCAAGGGCCGAGCTAGCAATTTGATTGATGATTGGGTAGATGACGCTATCTGTAATTTGACGACTGACCATTGTATATTCGCCAGCGTCAATCTCGCCAAGTCCAACATCTCCCGCATCAGACCAAATCTCGGTAGCAGGTTGGTAAGTTGCCCAAGTTTCGGCTGGTGGCAATTCATTCCAACTGGCTAGCAATAAATCATCTAGCAAGTCTGTAATCTGCGCGCCGTCTAAACCTTCGGCTAGGTTGCCATCAAATATTGCTCTTTGAGTTTTAGCCAATGCTCCAATGGCGGTAATTCTTAGGCTAGTAATTACTGCGCTAGATCCTGCGCTACGGACTATTTGTCTTAAGTCTGAAACGCGACCGCCAAAAATGGCGACATAAGCGCCAGTAGTATCTTTGACTTCAATGGTTACTGAGGTGTTAATACTAAAATCATAATTAGTGCCATCAGTATTTATTACTTCTAGCGAGCAATAACCTGCTGGAGTAGGTGAGTTAATATCCTGACGGCCAGAGGTAATAGTTAGGTTGCTTAAAGTAACCGAGGTTAATTCGCTGCCATTGACTAGAATCTTCCAATCGGGGGTCCAAAGCGTCATAGGATTTGAGCCGAAGTCCTTAGATCTCCAGCGCCAGTAGTTCCGCGATTAGTTGAGTTATTAAGCGCCAAGATAACTGCTCTAGTAAATCCTTCTTCATCAATAGCGGAAGGGGCATTTACATTGATTACGACATTGCCGCGCTCTTCTCCAGCTCTTACGGCAGCAACATCAAATCCAGAAGGAATTGCATTACCGCTTGGAACTAGCGTTGATGGAGCACTAGGAGTAGAGGCTGATGGAGTGCTTGGAGTAGTTGATGGCTTAGGAGCTGCTGGAACGCTTGGGCTTGGAGCAGTAGCAACCTTTGGGAGCGTTGAGCTGCTAGGAGTGCTGGGGGCTGAGAATGATGGCTTAGAAATAGTAGGCACATTAGGCAGAAGTGGGACTGCATTATAAGCGCGGATAAGAACATTTATTGCATCAATAGCAAAATTAACTGCACTCTTTATGCCATTAACTACTGCGCCAATAACATCTAAAATTCCACCAGCAACTTTGCCAATAAATCCAAGTGCTCCGCCAAGGTTATTGATCAATACCGGAACTACGAAATCTTTAATAAAGTTATAAAGAATAGTTAATGATTCTTTATTTCTAGCAATAGCATCCGTAACTGGCCTAAGTGCTGCATCCTTGAATTCTATAAACTTAGGGATAACTGTGTTAATAAAATAATCTAATAACCTTTGTAGGGTAGGCAATAAAGCAGCTCCTACCGATTCTTTAGCTTCGTCGAAGCCCACTTTGAGTCTTGCAATTTGACCTTCAAAGGTATTGGCTTGAACTGTTGCTGCTCCGCCAAAGGTTTCAGCTAATTGCTTTACTGTGCCTTCTAATCCAAGGGTCTTAATTTCGGCAGCTGATAATCCAATGCCTAGACGGGTTAAAGAGCTGGTATTGCCTTCATAGGCCTTACCTAAGGCATTGGATACGGACTCTACGCTCTTGCCAGTAGCAGCTGAAATATCTAACGCTAGGTTTAATAAATCTTGGGACTTAGTAACTGATCCTGTGGCAGTTGCTAGGCGCTGAAGGGCTGGACGCAATTGGTCATCAGCAACGCCAGTAGCTAAAGAGGTCTTAAGTATCTGCTCCTCAACTGCTGAAATCTGGGCATCAGTAGCGGCAGTAACATTCTTAAGAGCATTGGCTAAACGAAGCTGAGCAGCCTCATCTTCAATAGCTGCCTTAACGCCATCAACGGCTAACTTGACTGCATAGGCCGCTGCTGCTGCCGCTGCTGCTGCAAAGGCTGCTGCTGCGACTTTGCCAAACTTCTCCAACTTACCGCCAAAGCCTTCAACCTCTTTGGAGCCAGTATCCAGCTTCTTTTTTAAATCATCGACATCAGCCAGAATCGAGAGTTTAAGTGTTCTACTGCCAGCCATTATTTATCCCACTCTTTCAATATCTTGGAAAATGCTTCTTGCCATTTCTTAATTAATTCAGGCTGAATCTTACGAAGGGTTGGGTAGATAAAGTAGCCAGCATTGCCGCGACCTTTGCTGGGTGTTCTTCTCGGGAACTGACGCAAGCGATTAGATCCAAATTCATAACCTGCCCAGAGTTTTTGTGTGCTACCGCCACCAGAAAAGCGCTGACTAGCAAATCCGTATGAGAACTCTCCGATTTTGGAACTGGCCGATACTTTGACGCCTGTGGTGATTCTGCGGACTGCTTCTTGGCCAAAGGTTCTGGTAAGTCCATATGCTTTAATTTCGTTGGCTGCGTAAGTAGCCAGCGCGCTAGATTCTCGTTTAGCTTGGCTAACGGCTTCATCATCCATCGCTTTAAAAGCGGTAATGATTGAGCGGAGCTCGCGTTTGTCGTAACTGATTGGTAACTCATCTGCCACCGCTACGCTCCTTTAAAATATCTATCGCCGTTAAGACTTGATCTATATCAGTCCAGTAAGTCATCGGGATTCCAGTTGCTATTGCAATCTCGACTATTAGTCGGTTGATGCTTCCGGACTCGTAACTTTTGGGCTTTCATCTCCAATCGTCATCTCTTCGACTGTTAGCTCCCAAATCTCTTGAGACTTAACTGGCTTTCCTGCTGCTTCGCGCTTATACGCAAAGTAAGCAAGATCTAAGAAGTCCGCTTGCTGGTAGGCCGATATATCCTTCATTGAATAAATCGACTTGCCTGTCTTGCGTTCCCACTTAGCCCACTCTGGCAAGCCAGCCTGATAAGTTGCTGACTCGCCCGAGCTATATTTAATTGTTATTGAAATTTTCATAGCTCCCGATGCTCCGATCTCTTAGCTGAAGGTCTCTGTAGGTGTTCCAACTACCGTCATCGTCCAAGTATCAGTTAGCGCTCCTGGTGCTGCGCCGCCTGCTGCTGGGAAGATTGGCAATACATTGAAAGCAAATACTGCGCCAGTTACGGCGGTGAATGAAACTGCAAGTGTGGTGTTAGGTGCAGTTTCGGCATCTGCCCACATTGCTTCGAATAGTGAGCTAGTAGCTCCCCAATCCTGTAGCAGTTCAATGGTAAAGGACCACTGTTTGTCTATGGATTTATAGGCCCTTCCGTCCAAAGTCTGATAGGTCTCGATAATTGTGTCGCAGCTTAGGACTGCGCTTGTTGTCTGGGCGTCATAAGCAGCGCTATCGAGTGTAAAGGTTACATCGCGCCCAGTTATTACTGTAGTTGGCATTTGGGTCTCCTATGCGGTTTGCTCGTAGCGGACGCTCAAGCGTATATCTGAAACTAGCAGGGTTGTAGTTCCTACTTCTGTTACCGAAGGTCTTTCGACTATTGATAACTCATACTTGGAAGCGTTTAACGCTCCAAGAATACTGATAATTAATTGCTCTAAATTATCGAGAGCAGCGGCGTTGCTGAAATACGCAACGCAAGCAGTTATGGTGTAATTTAATTTAACGCGAGTAGTTGATTTGCCTAAGACTTCAAGCTCCATATAGGGCGAGTCTGGGATGCAAATTACTGCTGGAACTATTGGCGCTTCTGGAACGGCATCGTAAATATTGGCAGTAACACCAGCCAAAGCGGTCTTAATAGCGCCTCTAACATCTGTTGCAATTGTTGATGGCATTAGCCGACCATAGTTTCAACATCAAGATATGGGCCAAGTAACCCAGTTACTTTGGCAAGTAAATTCTTAGATAGGCGGTAAGGAGTAACTGCAAAATCTACGCCTTCAATTGATCCACCAGCGGCGGTTCTGGATTGGAAGATTTCAACGGAGATAGCCAAAATAGCAGCTTCAGCATTGGGGTTTCCGACATAGGTCGATAATCCAGATAGCGCAGCGTTTCCTGCTGGGATGATATTTTTTTCCAATATGTCTGCATTGGTGATTGCGACTGTAAATACATAATCTGAAATCTCGTCATCGGTTACTGTGTGAGTGCCATTAAAAGGAGCTCCGCAGCCAGTAATAATTACGGATTGGCCTTCTGTGAATTCTTGAATTGTTGCAGTTTCAAAGTAAGCAATATTATTGGTCAGCTTGACTTTGTTAATCTTGCTTTGAAAAGTAACTAGCATTGGGAGAACTAGATTCTCCGAGGCATCTACTATGTCGCCAAGATAAGCGTCTG